AGCATAATGGTATTTTCAATTACAACTTTGACCATATCAAACATTCTATCAACTTGTTTCGTGATAACGAGCCTCGCTTTCGTGAGTGGTACAAAACACCAGTGAGTACACAAGATGCTTATGATTTATTTGCACGACTAACTTACACACCAAAGCCTACTATTGATGGCAAGTATCGTAATGAAACACAGTATGCAAAACTCAAGCAGCATTGGGGTGACTACGAACATAACATAGGTAGAAACAAATGGGCATTGTATAATGCTGTGACACATTG